GGTACTAACGGGGATGTCCCCACAGAAATTACCCGTGCTGATATTGATGTTGTAATCCGTACCCTAAGAGGGAATAACGCTTACAGCTTCCTATCTGGTGTAGATGGGGATCTAAAATTTGGTACAGCGCCTGTAAGGGATGCGTACTTTGCTCTAGGTCATACTGATATGATTGGGCAATTAGATAATGTAAATGGATTTATCCAGAAGTGGAACTATCCAAACCAACAAACCACTCTTGACGCTGAGTGGGGGTCAGTAGCTAACGCCCGTTACTTATTGTCCTCTATCGGTTCTATCAGTGCTAATGCCTCAGCCCTAGGAGCAAACGTATATAATTTGTTCCATTGCGGTAGAGAAGCTTTTGCAGCGATCGAGCAAGATGGTTATTCGGCTCAGTTTATTTATAGACCCCCGATCTACGATGGCCCATTGGCCCTCAATGCTTCTGTGGGATATAAATTTGCAGAGGTTCCCAGAATCTTAAATGATACCTGGGTATTTAATCTTAGATGTACTTTAGCGTAAGGAGGATGACATGAGTGCACCAGTACACGCAATCTTGTCAGGTACTTTTACGTCTGACGGAAATGCATATACTCTGAGCTTACCCTCAGGATATAATGTAATTGATACGACCAATATCACTGATATAGGGTCAACAGCTGCAGCTACACCAGTAATGAAGGCTAGAGGGACATCCTCTATGAGTTCAGGCTCGGCATACCGTAGTCTTAAAACCAATGGAGCTGTTACAAATGCTCTTGAGGAGACAATCACCACTGGTGGTTTCACCTTTTTGGATGATTCAGGACTACAAACTCTTGGAGCAAGCCTACCGATTACAGGTATTTCCCAAGCTAATCCAGCAGTAGTATCTTTAGCATCTACAGCAGGTTTGGCAAACGGAGACATTGTAAGACTTTTTAGTTCTACAGGTATGTTACAAGCAGCAGGGTTTGATTATTTAATTTCTGGTTTAGTAGCAAATACCTCTTTTGAATTGACAAACCTTGATTCTTCTGGGTTTGCCGCAGCTGCAACAGCTGGTAGCGTTAGAGAGGTTAATTTTAATCCTCGCTACTACCCAAGAAGAAGATTCATAACAAAAATCACCCAAGCAGCAAGTGCGGTTGTAACAACCTCTATTCCTCATGGGTACACTGCTGGACAGGCCGTAAGAATCCTATGTCCTTCAGCTTTTGGAATGACTCAAATTGATGGTCTTTTAGGTACAATTACAGCTGTCACAAGCTCAACTTTTACCCTAAATATCAATTCTTCTGGATTTACGGCTTTTGCCTTCCCAACAAGTGCAGTAGCAGGGGCTGGGATAACTCAAGCTCAGGTAGTGCCTGTAGGAGAAGCAGCAAGCGGAAGTTACGCTAATCTTTTGGATGATGCAACAGTCAACCAGGCGGTTTCAGGCGTAATTATTGGATCTTCGGTACAAACTTCTGGCAAACTCTATCAGTGGGTTGCACAAAAAGGTGTATCGCTTTAATTTAACCTTGGGGCCCCTTAAAAAAGGGCCTCAACTTTTAAGGATTATATGAAAAAAACTCTGAATGAATTAGAAAACCTTTCCGTGGATTCTGTGGGTCTTTCTGCTAAGGATAGGATCAAAAAACTACAAGAAGAAGAGACAAAAACTGTCAGAGGACGGTTTAGATGTTTTGAAACTCCTGGGGGTAGTTTGAGAGTACAAATTAAAAAATATAAAGACGTCCCGATGTTTGATAAAACCATGCTGGACAACGAGGTCTATGAGGTACCCCTCTATGTGGCTAGACATCTTAATGGTGTAGATCATTTAGCTAAAAATATTAATGGGAAAATTAATTCCTGTGCTTATCCTGTCCATAGCCATCTAATGATAGGTAATGAATGGAGCCCCTCTAAACTTGACGATATGGGCCAGCCAGTGCCTCAAATAGGAGTAGCAAAATGGGTAAGAAGATATGGATTCGAGAGCCTACAATTTGATGTGTTAGGGGAAATATAATGTCGATCAATTTTTTTGTACCTTGCCGACAGACTATAAGCTCTATTACTCAAACAAATCCTGGGGTAGTTGTTACCTCTCTACCCCATGGATACTTACAGGGTATTATAGTACGACTGGTTATTCCTTTAGCTTGTGGAATGCAACAGTTAGCAGGGAAAGAGGTCAAAGCGACTATAATTGATAGCACCTCTTTTTCTATAGGTATAGATACAACAAATTTTGATCCTTTTTTGGTTTTGGGCGAGCAAACCCCCAGTGTAGTTCCTATGGGGGAAGAGGCTTATACTTTACAAAATGCAGTAAAAAACAATAACAATATTCCCCCTGAATATGGATGGCGTACTCCTTAGAATTTAAAATTTGATTTAACAAAACAAAAACGGTATATTCCTAAAAAAAAGGTGTTTGATGTCCGCTCCAGCAACGCTAGCCACCATTAGGAATAAAGTAAGAAGGATTACCGCTAGACCTAATGCAAACCAGATAACGGATCAGCAAATCGATGAATATATTAATACCTTTTATGTTTATGATTTTCCAGAACATCTCAAACTACAAAATCTAAGAGTAAATTTTCAGTTTACTACCACTGCAAACATAGCTGTCTACGATTTTCCTAAAGAAAATTATCTTACAAATATGCCCCCTGTATACATAGCAGGTTATCAATCGTACATGACACAGAGCAGGGAGAATTTTTTTAGAATCAATCCTAGCCTGGACTTTTTACAACAACAAATATATACAGGCAACGGCACGCAAGGGCCCTATACTGGTCAGTTTTGTACCGCTACTCCTATTGTTCGAGGCTTTAAACAAAATCCACCAGGAGCCTACTCCCCGACTCCTGTTCCTGTTCGTAAAATAAATTATCAAGTTATTGTTTCGGGTATAGATGCGAATGGAAATTCTCAAACGCTTGTGGATGATGGAGGAGGCGCTGCAACTATTAACCAAACAGGAAACCTGATAGATGTCAATGATCCTTCAGATACTCCAACCGTTCGAGGAGTCATCAACTATATTACCGGATCCGTTAGTATCAATGCCAACGGGTTCCTTCTTCCTATACCTAATGGGAATCCTATTAATATCCAGTATACTCCTTACGTGGCTTCTAGACCGCAATCGGTAGTTTTTTACCAAGACCAATTTATGGTATACCCGATACCAGATCAGGCATATGTAGTTAGTTTTGAAGCATATCAATACCCGACGGCTTTTGCCTCTGCTCCATCAAGTCAAGAACCCCAGCTCAGGGAATGGTGGCAACTTTTGGCCTATGGTGCAGCAGACAAAATTTTTTCAGATAATGCTGACTTTGAAAATATGATGAAATTTAGACCTCTTCTCAAAGAACAGATGAATTTATGTCAAAGAAGAACCATTACCCAGCAGACCTCAGAGAGGACGGCTACAATTTATACCGAACAATCACCTTTCCAACAGTTCCCTTTTGGAAATACATTTGGAGGATTTTAAATGTCTGGTTATACACCTAATATCCCAGCGTCCAGTGATAGACCATCGCAAAGCCAAGGCCAAATCTTGAATAACTTTCAGACTTTGGAATCTACTTACGGTATAGATCATTATCCTTTTACCGATGCCACAGTAAATCAGGGTAAACATAAAAAAGTTACCTTCCCTGCCCAAGCTTCAGATCCTACAACCCTGGCTGGTGAGCTGGCTCTTTTTGCAAAAAATGTAGGTGGCGATTTAGGTTTATATGTGAGAGAGGCAAGTAACGGCAGTATTTCACAACTTTTTTCTTCTATTTCTTCTACAATAGCAGCTCCAAATTTTGTTGTTTTACTTGATGGATTAAAACTTGTTGGAACTACTGCGCCTGTACCTGCATCCAGTCCACCAAATAATTTTACAGTGACATACACATCAGCTTTTACTAATTGTTTTGGAGTTTTATTTTCAGCAGTAAGATCATCTGGATCTGGCGCAGCCGAAATAGCTCTAACATCAATTTCTAACGCATCTTGTACTTTCCAAAGACCTGCTGGTGGAACTTTTACTAACATATTTGTTGTAGCCTTTGGAGTATAAATGAGCTACAAACCCTATTATATCAGTTCTTTCGAAAATGACTCTGGTATAAATACCTACTACGAGCCTTTTTTGATACCAGAAAAAGCTTTTCCAAAGCTTGAGGATGCGTGGGTATTTAGAGGCAGGGTATTAAGACGAAAAGGGTATTCATTTTTAGGGAGATTGACTCGAGCAGTTACTTTAAATTCCCCAGCAAATATTCCAGTTACAGCTAGTCCCTATGTAGTAGCAGATATCCTTTCATCAGTGAGAGCAACAGAGCCAAGAGCAGAATTAAAACCTACCCAAACAAGAATCACTATAGATTTTGGTGGAGCAAATCCCACAATCTTTGATGATAATGGGCTAGGAGGTTGGACTTATGTATCAGGCCCTTACACTGCAGACTTAACTACTTCCACAATATCCTATATTTCAGGGGCTATAACCCTCAATTTTACAGTGGCTCCTCCTGGTGGTTTAGCAGTAAGGATAGTAACTCAATACTTCCCTTCTTTGCCTGTCATGGGTATCAGAACATGGGAAACTGGCGGATCAGTCAATGAAGAACTTACCATATGTTTTGATACTAAGTATGCTTATGCTTTCAATAATCTTACTGGCATATTTTTAAATTCTGGGCCTATTGCTGGGGTTACTTTTACAGGTGACGACTATCAATTCTTTTGGACTTGCAGCTTTTTTAGACTTTCGGGCGGAGACGCTTTATTCTGGGCTACAAACAATTTTGATCCTATAAGATATTATACAACAGCTTTGGGCTGGGTAACGCCTACATTAAACACATTTAGTGGCACAACACCTCCTATAGGGCCTCCAGGGGTACCTCTTCAACTGGCTTTAGTTATTCTCCCTTATAAAGGCCGTCTTGTTGTCATGAATACACAAGAAGATGGAATTAGGTATCCTCAAAGAGTTAGATGGTCGCAAATTGGAAACCCCACCTTAGCAGATTCTTGGTGGAGTGATACACCAGGATATGGTGGATTCGTAGATTTACCTACAGCAGAGCAAATTGTAACGGCTGAGTTTATAAAAGACTCTTTGATTATAAAATGCGAAAGATCCTCTTGGAATCTGACTTATACAGGGGATAGGGTATATCCCTTTTT